TTTAACAATAGGGTGTTGACATGAGCGGGGGATAGGAATAAAGTCCGCATATTGCTAGGCCCCCGTGTTTTCTGGATACGGCCGATTAGCTCCGTAATTCAGGAAACACGACATGAGCGAAAACCTCAGCAAATTATTTACTACGCAGTTTTCGACCAACATCGAACTCTTGCTTCAGCAAATGGGCTCGAAGTTCCGTGGACGTGTCCGCGAGGGCACCCATGTTGGCAAGCAGGCTTCGCCGATCAACCAGATTGGTTCGATCGTACTGAAGGCTCCGGCCGGTCGCTTCGCTCCGAAGAACCGTACCGATGCGGATTTTACCCGGCGTTGGGTGTTCCCGCAGGACGGCGAAATCGACCAGCTTATTGACAGCTTCGACGAACTCCGAACGATCGTTGACCCCAAGTCCATGTACGTCACGAACGCTTCTATGGCGGTTGGCCGTGGATGGGATGACGCTATTATCGCTTCGTTCTTTGGCACCGCGCAGACTGGTGCGGACGCTGGCGGACTTTCGCCTGAGACTTTCAGCACGACCAACTTCCAGATTGCCAGCACCTTCGGGTCGTCTGTGGCTTCCGGGCTTACGGTCGGCAAGCTGATTGAAGCACAGCGCATTTTCTTGCATTACCACAACGATCTTGAGGCGGACATGCCGACGATCGCTATTGGTTCGCAGCAAAATTCGGACCTGCTCAACCAGGTTCAGGTTGTGTCCACCGAGTTCAACGACAAGCCGGTGCTTGTCGATGGTAAGGTGCGGCGCTTCCTCGGTTTCGATATCATCATGTCGGAGCGCCTTTCGACTGCCTCCAACGTGCGTAATTGCCCGGTGTGGGTGAAGTCGGGGATGTATCTCGGCATGTGGCAGGATTTGACCAATAACGCCAGTATCCGGCACGATCTGTCGAGTGAGCCTTACGATCTGTACACGAAGACTTCGTTTGGCGCTTCGCGCTTGCAACCCGGCAAGGTTCTTTCGATCCTTTGCTCGGACACTTCCGGCGCGGATATCACTCCGTAACGCGGACATTTTTGGAGAACTCTGATGGCTAAAGACCTTTTGAAATCCGCGTACATCACCAATCTTGATGCCACGCCTGTTATCGCCGGTACGACTGGCGAAGGACCAGGCGGCTATCTGAAATCAATCGACGGTTATGTGACTTGTACTGCGACTGGCATTGCCACGCAGTATTCAACTTACGCGCTCGTGCGCGTGCCGACGAATGCAAAGATCAAGAGTGTGCTGTTCGCTGAAAGCACTGAGCTTGACACCCATTCGGCTGACGCTCTCGTTCTGGATTTCAATATGATCCACAGCGATAGCACGGTGGATGGCACGCCTGCGGCCCTACAATCGATGGTCCCGACGACTACCGGCACACCGACGACTTATGCGGATGGTGGTGGATCGTATCAGGGCACCGAGACGGTCGGGACTGCGGCTACGCAGACGGGTCCGGTGGGGACTGCATATACCGCCCCGAACATTTTGTTCGGTAAGCCGACGCTGGTGTACAACGCAATTTTCAATGCAGACATTACGTTCACTGGTACCAACTACGTGTACATGGTATTGACAAACACTCCGCTCTGGAACATCTTTGGCTACCAGAACTCCCTGGGCCAACCGGCCGATCCGGGCGGCTTCTTCGACCTGGTCGCGGTGGCTTCGACTGCGGCTACCACTGGTGCGGCTGGCGATCTATACGCGAAAGTCACCTACGTTATGTAAGGATACTCTATGGGCAGAGGGGGCAAATGGTTCGCCCTCCTGCCAGATGTTCTCTCTGCTCGTAGGGTTGTTTAGGAAAAGCCGATGACTGCTGTTTGCATTTCATCTACCCGTGGCGTCGATCCGTACCAGTCAGCGAACTATACGCTGGCGACTTCGGCTCCGACTTCCACCTTTGATTTTGAAGTGCGCTACAATTTGCTCGATCAGGAAAGCGCAGCGATCAAGAAGCTTGACCTTATCAAGTTCCTTGAAGCAGTGATTGACGGACTTGAGAGCGGCGGCCCTCTGGCTGGACAATTCTTTCAGACGGCGGTTAATGGTTCTGACTATGTTGGACCACAGATTTAAGGTGACGCAATGCCGATGACCCAACCACCGTTCGGATATATCGTCGGGCAGACAGCGGACACTTCGCCTGCCAATCAGACTGCGCCCGCGAATACGACTGCGTATTTCATGCAGGGGCTTGGTGCGCTGCTTACGCCAACAACTCCGTCCGGGCAAGTTCTGGTGCTTATTTCTGGTACGCTGACGGACAGTGCGACTACGGTTGGCGAAGGCATCAAACTTCAGCTTTACTACGGTCCTATGGTTGCTGGTGTTGCCGCCCCGGCAAATGCGGGTGCAATTCCGGCGGCGGCAGTTCCGCTTGGCCCGGTGATGATTTGGGCAACCGGCGTAACGCTTACGACTGCGGCAGATTTGTTCCAGCCCTTCTGTATTCATGGTGTGGCGAAGGGCCTTACTCCGAACCAGCAGTATTGGTTCGATCTGGCTGCGGAGAGCGTGACGACTGCAAGCGACGTCGCAATTACGAACGCGCATATTTCACTCGCGGAGATTGGTTAATTCAGGAGGGCTGAATGTCTCATGAGGGCTATCTGATTATTGACCACCGGGCTAGTCCGGGGATCAAAGGGTCGAAACAACTTGGCGAAGGAAAAGTTTTTGAGGCGGACACCCGAAGTTGCGGGCACTGTTCAATTCCAATCGTTATGACGGGACGGACAGGAAATTGGGTTTGCTCGCACTGTGACAGTAATCTCTGCGACGTTTGCGCTTTCGGCTATCAACTCAATGGAGTTTGTCGTCCGTGGGTACAAGTGGTTGATGAAGTGAAGGCGGGAACTACTCCGGTGCCGATCTTGGCTAAGGATATTCAAGGACTGTAGCGATGGCGAAGTGGCGATTTAGCGCAACCAACTGGACTCCGACTGCAACGGCGGACACGACCAACCTTGCCAACAACACATATATGGCGCTATTGGGTGGCTCATCCACGCAGCTTGTCAATATCCTTGAAGTCCTGATTAATGGGCAGGCTACGACTTCTGCTCATACAATGCTTAAGTTGTCGCGCTACTGAACTG